CGTTCAATGGCCAAAATGTCAACAATGAAATTCCCGAAATCGATATTAAGGTCGATAGTGTTGCTGTCACGGCAGTCAGTAAGAAACTGAAAGCCAAATGGACGCCAGAACTCGGTCAAGACCTTAATGCTTATCACAATCTAGATGCGGAAGTTGAGCTTACCTCGATTCTTTCCGAGCAAGTTGCTTTGGAGATTGATCGTGAGATTCTTAACGACCTTCTCGAAGGTGCTACAGCTGGAACCTATTACTGGTCCCGCTCCCCCGGTCTCTTTGTCAATAAAACCACTGGTGCTGAAGTTGGTGCTTCTTCTGCAGCTCCCGATTTCACTGGTACAGTTAGTGAGTGGTATGAGACTCTTGTCGAGACTATTAACGATGTTTCTGCTCAGATTCATCGTAAAACGCTCCGTGGTGGTGCTAACTTCCTAGTTACGTCACCTGAAGTTGCCAACATTCTTGAGTTCACGGCTGGTTTCCGTGCCACTGTGACGGCAGACGATGAGCGTGGTACTGTTGGCGCAGTCAAAGTTGGTGCGCTTAGCAAGAAATGGGATGTTTACGTTGATCCTTACTTCCCCAGGAACGTTGTTCTTGTTGGCCGTAAGGGTAGTAGCTTCCTTGAGAGTGGGTATGTATATGCTCCTTATGTGCCGCTTCAAGTCACTCCTACCATCTTTGGTACGGAAGACTTTGTGCCGCGTAAGGGCGTCATGACTCGCTACGCTAAGAAGATGGTCCGACCTGATATGTATGGGCTGGTGGTTGTGCAGGGTCTCCTTGGAGGTCAAGCAGGAGCTACTTCCTAATTCGTCATACTAGCGTAATTAAAACCCCCTGCCTGGTGGCAGGGGGTTTTTTTGTTTATATAATAATATCTTAGGATAAAAATATCTTTATAAGGCTGAATGTTGGTTAGCGAGCCTATTTATTATGTAGACATATGTCTATAGATCATTATATAGGGGGAAATTATTATGGGATCTAAAAGAGTAGGCTTGGCGAGAACCCAAGCTTTATTAGAAAATTTAAAGAGAGAGTTAGCAATGGGAGAGGCAACTCTCTCAAACGTGTCAGTGAAGAGAAGGGTAGTGGACTTGGATGAAACGACCTACGCACCCACCGCATCCGAAAGTGGAACAATATTCACTTTTGACGGTACAGCGTGTACGGTTACGTTACCACAGGCTGCGGTAGGTCTGGAGTATACATTTGTTTTTGCTGCTACGGCAGTGAGTTCAATTATTACGACTCAAAGTGCTGATGGTTTAGCTGGATCTTTGCTTACCACCACCGCTGCGTTCAACTCGACCAATTTGTCGAACACCACGACGGTAGTCGATTCTTGGGCTACAACGATAGACACTATGACGTTCAATGGAACGACACAGGGGGGACTCGTTGGGACCCAAATTAAGGTTACGGCTGTATCTGCCACAATGTGGCAGGTGAGTGGAACTAATATTGGTTCTGGAACTCTTGTAACTGTAGCTTCTTAACCTTCGCGTCACAACAATTAAAATAACTTTATATTTTGCCCCCTTCTTCGGAAGGGGGTTTTTTTTGAAAATGCTATTTTACCATACTCTGGTTAATCTCGGAGGTTTTGCATTCATATAAACTATTTATATTTTGATAGGAGATCTTATACATGGCAGTTCCCAGTTTATCACCCCAAAGCACCACGAGTGCTATTATTCTTCCTATTACAGGGACGGTTACTACAGCACAAGATAGTGGATCCTATGCTTTTGGCATATATGCGGCCACTTCTTCCCCTCTTTATGACTCTAATTTTATCTCAGGCGCTTTAGATCAAGTATCCTACACATATAAAAAATTAGGAGGCGATATACTGGACATCGAACTAGTAGAAGAGAACGTTTACACAGCCTACGAAGAAGCCGTATTAGAATATTCTTATATTGTTAATATCCACCAAGGAAAGAATATTTTAAATAGTGTTCTGGGCAATACAACAGGAACTTTTGATCATGATGGCCTTTTAAAAAGTGGTGAATTATCATCCAGTTTAAGTGGTACTCATGTATCTTTAAAGTATCCCAAATTTAGTTTTGAGTATACCAAAAGAATTTCTTCGAAAGTATCTCAAGAGGTTGATCTTGGAGGAACAGAAAATATTTATTCTGCCTCTTTAGTAACCACAGGTGGAGTGCAAGATTATGATTTACAAGAAATTATTGTATCTTCCTCGGCCAATGATCCATCGGCTTCTTTTTATGATCAAGTAGGAACCAATAGGGTGACCATTCGTAAGGTTTATTATAAAACTCCCCATGCTATGTGGCGTTTTTATGGATATTATGGCGGCATGAATACGGTAGGGAACTTATCTACTTATGGAATGTATGCAGATGATTCTAATTTTGAAGTAATTCCGGTGTGGCAAAATAAAATGCAGGCTATGGCTTATGAAGATGCCATATACACACGCAATTCTCAATATTCTTTTGATATTAAAAATAATAAATTGCGGCTATTTCCAGAGCCCGTGAACTCTTCACCGTCTAAGTATTGGGTAGAATTTACCGTCAATCGTGATGCTTGGTATCAAGAGACTGGTTCTTACTCAAATGAAGTAGAAGGCATCAATAACCTTAACACGTTGCCATTTGAGAATTTACCTTATGAAAACATTAATAGTATTGGTAAACAATGGGTAAGGCGATTTGCTCTGGCCGTAACAAAAGAAATGCTTGGGCAAGTTCGTGGTAAATTCGGAACCATTCCTATTCCTGGTGAATCGGTACAATTAAATTCTAGTGAATTATTAAGCCAAGCCAAAGAAGAACAACGCTCATTACGAGACGAGCTAAAAACAATATTGGACGAATTAACTTATCCAAAACTATTAGAACAAGAACAAAATATGATGAATTCCACCGCTGATACTTTAGGAAAAGTGCCAGTTGGAATCTTTGTAGGATAGGGGGGTAAAATGTGAAAGATTCCGATAAATGGAAACAGCCAGTTAGCCCTCCTCCACCATTATTTTTTGGAAAGAAGGAGCGGAATCTTGTTAAACAGGTCAATGATGAGCTGATTGAGCGCGTTATTGGCCAAGAAATTATTTATTATCCTATCAGCATTGACAAAACCAACTTCCATGATTTATATGGCGAGGCTATAAATAAATCTTTTTTGCCCCCTGTTCGTGTTTATGCCCTGGTTGAGTGGACAGAATATGACACTGTATATACTGAAAATATTGGCGTGGAGACCATGAGCACGATTACAATACATTTCCACAAAAGAAGATTAACAGAAGATCAAGACTTGTTTGTCCGTGTTGGTGATTTTGTGGCTTATGGGGATATTTATTATGAGATAGTTAAACTTAGCGAACCGAAAAGACTTTTTGGGCAGTTTGACCACAGAATGGAAGTTTCAGCGAATTGCATCGTTGCAAGGGATGGGTATTTTAATGGCACCTAAAAAATATGATTACACTGAGGTAAAAGATCCTTCTGTAATAAAAGAATTAATTTTAATGCCCTCCACTTTAGAAAATATTGATTTTTCTTTATATAATTATGTTAATGATAAATTAGATGTTTCTTGCACGACAAATGAAGGGTGGAAAAAGGTTCCCGTGCTGTGGCAATCACCAGAAAGAGCTGTACAAGTTAAGGCGAACAAGGAATATTTAAATTTAATTGGCCGCGTGAAATACCCAGCGATTGCTGTGCAAAGAATGGGAATGGCCAAAGATTTGGGTCGCAAAGGCGGCGTATTTGGCAATGCCATGGAAATTAATAAATGGGACAATAAGGGTGGAGACGTAACTATTGGACGGAGAATTAACCAAGAAAAGACTCGCAACTTTCAAAATGCGGGAGCACTTCGGTATACTTTCCAAAATAACTTTCCCAGGAAAAATGATAAAGTTGTTTATCAAACAGTGACAATTCCCCTTCCAATCTATGTGGATGTAGATTATAAAATAACCCTTTTAACAGAGTTTCAGCAACAATTAAATGAAATGATGTCGCCATTTATTAATATTGGAAAAGGTATAAATTATTTTGGCCTTCATAGAAATGGTTGGACTTACGAAGGGTTTTTGCAATCAGGATTTGATTTAAATACTAATGTTGCTAATATGGGCGACGATTATCGAATGTATTCTACAACTATTAATATAAAGGTCTTAGGGTATTTAATTGGAGCAGAAAAAAATGAGCAGAAGCCTAAAATTGTTTATAGGGAAAATGCGGTAGATATTAAAATTGGAAGGGAAAGAGTTGTGGTCGGAACTAAGCCCTGGAATATTTCTCCAGACAAACTGAAGTACCGAGATTAATAATAAGGATTTTGACCCTACATATTACTATTTACTTAAGAAATACACACACTATATTTTGGTGAAAAACGCAGATAGCACTTTTAAAGGAGACCATATAAATGTCAATTAAGCAGTACAAATTTGTTTCGCCTGGTGTTCAGGTTAAAGAAATTGATAATAGTGGGTTGCCCGAAGCTCCTATCGGTATAGGCCCTCTTGTTATTGGTAGAACACAACGTGGACCAGGTATGCGACCTGTTCGCGTAACTTCAATGTCCGAATTTATTAATATCTTCGGTAATCCACAGCCTGGTGGCGTTGCTGCCACTACAGATGTCTGGAGAGATAATCCAGATTTAGCCCCAACTTATGCTTCTTATGCGGCTATGGCTTGGCTGGCAAACAATTCTCCTCTAAACGTTATTAGGCTTTTAGGCCACCAAAATGCAGACGCCGAATCGCCAGCTGGTTTAGCTGGTTGGATGACAAAAAACAGTTCGGGCACAGAAACCATTAATGGAACCGCCGATACAACTGGTGGTGCTTACGGACTCTTTATTTGTAATTCAAGTTCTGCGACCCATACCGGCGCAGGCTACGGTAATGCAGTTACAGGAACCCTGGCTGCTGTTTTCTATATAGATCAAGGCTTCGTTGCTCTTTCTGGCGCTATACGAGGTTATGACAGTGCCGACACCAACAACCTAATAACGACTGCTTCTAATGCAACTATTATTCAATCAAACGGGTCCTATCATACATTTACTGCCGCGATAGGAAATAGCCAAGGTGTTATCACCGACACTATTACATTTGACTTTAATAGAAGCTCTCCAAACTATATTAGAAAAGTGTTTAATACAAACCCAACTACTACTAATACTAATATTACTACGGGAGCGAATACGGCTTCATACTGGCTAGGAGAAACTTATGATAGATTCTTGCTCCACGGTGGTGGACAACAAGGAGATTCATCCTCAGTCTCCAGCAGATCACAATTTGCTGGTCTTGGAACCGGAGATGCAACCCAGGGCAGCAGCTTGGGTGTTATGCTTGGTTTAGGTGATGCAACCAATCAGCAATCTAACCATCGTTATGCACAACAGCCCGCCCAAACAGGCTGGTTTATTGGCCAGGATTTAGGGACAAGCACACAATTCCAAGCTAATGCAATGCCCAAACTGTTTAAACTACACGCTCTTGAGAGCGGCCAATGGGATATGCATAATCTTAAAATCTCTATCACAGACCTTAAAAAATCTACTAATGATGTAGATAAATACGGAACATTTACTGTTCTTGTAAGAAAAGTAAGTGACACTGACGGTAAGATGCAAATTATTGAAAGATTCAGTAACTGTAATCTTAACCCAACGTCACCTAAATATGTCGCCCGAGTTATTGGTGATAAATATGTTCAATTTTCTTCTACTGAAAAAAGAAACAAAGAGTATGGCCAATACGATAATCGTTCTCGATTTATTCGTGTTGAGGTTAACCAAGATCTTGAAGGAGGCGGTCTTGATTCTGCCCTCCTTCCTTGGGGTGTTTTTGGACCTCCTAAGCCCAAAGGATTTGCTATCGTAGGATATCCTGCGCAGAATGTGGGAATGTCATTCGCAGACGCCTGGAATAAATACTCTCCTATGGACTTCGGAGTGAATGTAAACTCTGTAGCCAACATGTTTGGCACTGCGTTTGTAACCGGAGCATCAGGCGTAACTGTCACGGATGGAACCGCTGGAGCTGCTGCTGGTGGATGGTTTGCTAGAACCGGAGTGAGCGGTTCCGTTTGGGATGGCGCTTTTACTGGCTCGTTCCACTTTCCACGAACTGCTTTGCGGTTATCTTCTTCGGAAGGGAATCTGCCTAGCCCGGATGATGCTTTTTATGGATTCAATACTAACCGATCTACTACTTCTGAACTTTTTGAAGAAAGTAATCTTGATCTCGTAAGGCCCCTTCCTGAAGGGTTGTCTGCGGTAACCTTCAACACCAACTTCGACAGCTATACAGGCTTTGAAAGTCAATGGATTTTCAGCTTAGATAACGTGGTGAGTTCTTCGGACGGCGTAAATTCATTTTATGTATCAGGTTCCCGCGCCCAAGGAGTGGGTAATGCTGGCACTTCGATTACGGCCAATGGCTATAGTGATAAAACTGGCTATGAAGCTCTGTTGAAATATGGGATTGACAGCTTTACTGCTCCCATGTTCGGTGGGTTTGATGGTCTTGATATTACCGAAAAAGACCCATTTGCAAACCGCGTTATGGATGATAAAACTGAATATAACAACTATGCTTTTAACTCGGTGAAGGAAGCTATTGATATTGTTAGAGATCCCGAAGAATTGGATTTTAACATTGCTTCAATCCCCGGCGTTTATGTTCACAACTTAACTCAATATCTGATTGACACGGTTGAGGATAGAGCAGATGCTTTAGCGGTTATTGACTTAAAGGGTGATTTTAAGCCTGCGTCTGAAAACACCGATACTTACCAATCGCGAGTGGATGCAGCAACTGTTACCACGGTTGTTGATAACCTCCGCGACAGAGGAATTAATAGTAGTTACGCATGTGCTTATTTCCCCTGGGTCCAAGCGTATGATACCATTAATGACAATTTCCTGTATGTTCCACCTTCGGTGGTCGCTCTCGGCGTCATGTCGAACTCAGAGCGCGCTTCGGAACTGTGGTTCGCGCCCGCTGGCTTTAACCGTGGTGGGCTAACACAGGGAGCAGCCGGTATTCCGGTTGTGGGCATCACACAGAAACTTACGTCTAAACAACGAGATAAACTCTATGATGCCAATATTAACCCAATTGCTGCTTTCCCCGCTGAAGGAATTGTGGTATTTGGTCAAAAAACTCTCCAGGTAACCCCATCAGCATTGGATAGGATTAATGTGCGGAGGTTAATGATTTTCCTCAAGAAGAAAATTTCCCAAATTGCCGCCAATATTTTATTCGATCCAAATGTGCGTGTCACTTGGAATAGGTTTACTGGCCAGGCTGAGCCTTTCTTAAGAAGTGTTCAGGCCGGTTTAGGATTAACTGACTATAAATTGGTTCTGGATGATTCTACTACAACGCCCGAGTTGATTGATAGAAATATTATGTACGCTAAGATTTTCCTTAAGCCTGCACGCGCAATCGAATACATTGCGATTGATTTCAACATCTCTAATACGGGTGCAGCGTTTGAAGATTAAAAAAAATAAACTGAGGGGAATTTATTTCCCCTCACTAGTTAAAACTAGCACTGAGGAGAAACAAAACAATGGCATTTTGGTCTGATACAAATAAGGGCGTTCCCGAGCCAAAAAGAAATTATAGATGGCTATTATACTTAGGTGGGGTTCCACAATGGGTATGCAAAAAGGTAACTAAGCCCAGCTACACTCTTACAGAGTCCCAACATACTTATATTAACCACAATTTCTGGTATCCAGGCAAAGTTGAGTGGAATACGGTTTCCGTTACGCTTACAGACCCTGCCCAGCCAGACTCAGTTCAGACTATTTACAATATTTTACGTAACTCTGGTTACGCTCCTCCCGAAAATCCTATGGATACTCAGACCATTTCTAAAGCGGCTGCAGTCGCGGCCTTGGGATCAGTTCGTATTGTTCAATTGGGCGACCAATTTAGTGAGACTGCTGATAATCCCGGTGGCCCAAAAGAAGGCCAAGAGCTTCTTGAAGAATGGATTTTATATAATGCATGGGTAAAAGACGCTAAATTTGGTGATTTAGATTATACTAGTGATGATTTAATTGAAATTACTTTAGAACTTCGTTATGATTATGCCAAGCTGAATGCTGATAACAAGGGTGGATGGATTCAAAAGAATCGTCCAAACTCAGCTCCGCGTGGCAGTACTGGAGTTATTTAATTTTTCTTAACAGTCTAATTATAGCGTGATAAAATGCTTAAAATATAAGCGAGGTTTACATGAGAAATAATCAAGAGCGCACTGGAGCGCCGCCAAACCCGGAAGTTCCAGCTAACGCCATTGATGTACCTAATCCCTCTACTCCTGGCGGTGGAGACGGCAGCGGTGGTGGTGGAACAGGTTTAAATTTTGTTGTTCCAACTGAGTTTGTAGATTTGCCATCGAAGGGCGAGTTTTATTCTGAGAACCACCCACTCCATGGACAAGATGTAGTAGAAGTACGTCATATGACAGCGAAAGAAGAGGATATTCTTACATCCAGAACTCTTCTTAAAAAAGGTTTGGCCATTGACCGATTAATTCAAAATATATTAGTCAATAAGAAGCTTAAAGTAGAAGATATTTTAGTTGGTGATAAAAATGCAATTCTGGTTCATTCCCGAATTGCCGCATATGGAGCACAGTATAATACTAATGTTACTTGTCCTAATTGTTATACTCAGCAAAAATATAATTTTAATCTATTAGAAAGCAAAGTGGTTCATCCTGATGATATTGAAGAGCCTCAGTTTCAACGAACAGATGGTCCGACATTCACTACTATCCTACCAAAAACTAAAGTTCAGGCCGAAATGCGACTTCTTACAGGCGCTGACGAAGCGTGGTTGGTAAAGCTCTCAGAAAGAAAAAAGAAAACCAAACTGGGCAGCGATAGTACCTTGAGTGACCAAATGAAGCTTTTCCTTGTGTCGCTAAATGGTGTTCGCGATAAAGGCCAAATTCATAAATTTGTGGATTTAATGCCTGCTGCAGATTCACGCTATTTGCGTAAGGTTTATGGAGAAATTTCTCCCAATCTTGACCTCACTCAAGAATTTAGCTGTTCTGCCTGTGACACAGAAATAGATATGGAGGTTCCGTTCACTGCGGAGTTTTTTTGGCCTAAACAATAAATATATGGAAACTGTTTATGAGCAGTTTTTTGTGCTTAAACATTTTGGGGGTTGGAGCTTCACAGAAGCTTATAGTTTGCCCATTGGTTTAAGAATGTGGTTTTTGGAAAGGCTTCAAAAACAGTTTGAGAAAGAAAAAGAAGAGTATGATAAAATAAAATCAAAAACAAAGAGGTAAAAGGCCGGAACTTTCCGGCCTTTTTTTTAATAAAAATAACTATTTATCGTGTATAGTTATACTATGTAAAAGGAGAACCAAGCGTGGAAAATCTAGTTAATGAAGACCAAATCGACCCTGTCATCATTGATTTGGGACTGAATCGTCGTAAAGATGTTAGTGAACAAACTTTTCAACAATTGGGGGGCGATATTAAATGGATGCTTGGTCGTATGTTTAAAGGTGCTCCTATAAATGCTCTTTTCCGTGGCTCACGAAGCGAAATCGATGCTTTTGGAAAAGCATTATATCGAGAAAAAGACTACATGAATAGTTACTTAAAATACGGTTTAAATGATGCCAGAGTTTATAGGGATAGATATAGACTCGAAAAGGCTATTAAAGGTTTTGAAAGAGAAACTGGTTTAGTTTGGCCTTTCAATTAAGGAATAGTTTAAATGTCTACTGAATCCCTGTTACAAGAAATTTTAGACGCCTTAAAGGCCCAACAGGGTTCTGGCGGTGGAAGCGCTCCCATGCCTGCACCGAGTGAAGATCTTCAGGCTCTTATAACGCAATTACGAGCGGGAACTGACGAACAAAATAAATTTGCTGACGCTTTAGAGAGGGCGACCACATCGCTTACTGCTGGCACTAAAGCAGCTACCGAACAATTAAATATATTGCGCCGCACAAAAGATATACAAGATGCGGTAACAAAAAGTTTAGCTACATCTGCTATTGAAAACCAAAATGCCCTTCAGACAGCGACTGCTAAAGAAGCTGCTTTGCAATCAGAGCTGGCCAACCAGCAGGCAATTTTAGAAGCAAAGGTGGAATTGGGGCAATTAGGCCCTAATGAATTAATTTTAGAGCAGGGAAAATTAGCTACTCTTGAAGCAGAGCTAAGCGCACAGACTGCTATTGTTGATGCGACAACAGAACAGGGAAAAAAGCTAGAAGCAGCAGCTAAGGCCAATTCAGAAATATTAGGTGATACAGAAGCCATACTGAATAAAATGATGCTTAGTAGCACTGGCTACGAAGACAGCTTCTTTGGTAGAGCCGAAGCTTTAGGCGAAGGCGACGTTCTAAAAGGAATGTCTATGGCCTTTAGTCAAATAGGTAAAACTGTCCTCCAAGCTGTTAGTCCAGCCAACCTATTGGCAAATGCTTTTAGTAATGTGGTAGAAACTACGATTAGAATGGTGGGAATGCAAGACCGAGCTTTGGCTGGATTTAATAAAGTTACAGCCGCAGGCGGTCAATACGACGATGTTATTTTACAAGTTCGCTCAGATACTTTTTCTTTTGGAACAACGATTGAAGAAGCAACAGAGGCTGTTAAAACTCTTGTGATGGAATTTAGTGGATTTAGTGCTTTAGGTGCGGAAGCTCAAGCTAGAGTGGCTGGGCTAACTGCACAATTTGAAAATTTAGGGGTTTCTGCCAGGCAAACAGCACAGTTCTTTGAAGAAATGACTCAGGGTATGCGAATGTCCACTACAGAAGCTGAAGGCTATTTGCGCCAGGCTGCAACCGATGCCATGAATTTGGGAATTCCAATTGGTCAGTTTATGGATCAATTAAATGCTGCTATGCCACAATTGGCCGCTTATGGTAAAAGAGCTACAGAAGTTTTCACAAAAGTTGCAGCTGCGGCAAAGGCGGCAGGAATTGAAACAGGTCGTTTATTACAAGTTATGGGTAATACTTTTGACACTTTCCAAGGAGCAGGTCAGGCAGTCGCAGGCTTAAACGCTATTTTAGGTGGACCATTTCTCAATAGTCTACAATTAGTGAATGCAACAGAAGATGAAAGAATTAGATTGCTATTACAATCATTTGAGCAAAGTGGAAAGAACTTTACCCAGATGAGCAAATTTGAACAAAAAGCTATCGCCGCCAAAATGGGAATTACTGATATGGCGCTCGCCAATAAACTCTTTGGTATGAGTGTGTCAGAATATGATTCTTATATTGATAAGACCGGCCAAGCAGCCGAATCCCAAGAAGAAATGGCAGAAAGAGCTGAAAAGGCACGTTCTGCACAAGAAAAATTGACAGCTGTTCTTCAACAGCTAGCCATTGTAGTAACGCCCCTAGTTAAACTGTTACACCTACTTCTTAAGCCATTTGTTTATATTATTGATAAAATTGGCCCTGAGTTTAGTATAATTTTGGCGGTGTGGATAGCTTTCACGTGGAAATTTGTGGCGGCAAAATGGGCAGAAACCGCAGCAACTTCCGCTAATATTATAACTAAAGTAAAAGATATTGCTATTACACTTGCTCAAGTGGTTGGCTATACGGCATTGCTTGTTATTATGATTGCGCTAACAGCCGCATATATTGCATATGAGGCTGCTATATTTGTGGTTAAGGGAACTATGGCCGTTCTAAACGTTATTGCCTATCTGCTGAGCGGAGGAATGATTGCTCTTGGAGGAGCCACAGCATTCGCGGCTTTAAAGTTTGTGTTGATTGCTGGGGCTATTGCTCTCCTTATCTACCTGTTCACAGCTCCTCATTCTCCCCCATTTTATTTATTATTGCCAATTATTGCTCTTGGTATGTGGTTAATGGGTAAAGCGGCAATATTCTTTGGTAGCGCTCTTGGTGGAGCAGCAGCCGGTATTATGGCTGGTGGTATAGCACTATTGGTGCTGGGAGCTGCAATCTTTCTTATTGGGGCGGCTATTGCTTTGGTTGTGGCCGCTGTTGCTCTACTTGTTATGGCGTTTACGGCTTTCTTTGAAACACTAGCAGCTAATTTTGGAGACTTAATATTGTTGGCTCCTGCTTTAGTGTTGATAGGATTCGCCGCACCGCTGGCCATGTTAGGGCTGCTGCTATTGGCTGTAGGAATAATAGCTCTCGGTATCGCACTACTGTTTGTTAAAACAGAAGATCTCCAAGCTCTAGCAGCGATGTTTGAGGGGATGGGAAAAGCAGCAGAAGGCGGCGCGGGCGGAATGGCCTCAATAACAGGGTTCTTATCAACCTTACAAAGTGTTGCAGATGATATAGACTTTTTCTCACTATTAGCTTTAAGTTCAATGTTCGAATCTATTAGTAAAATGGGAGACGTGGGACCAAGCGTCGAGCCTTTAAATGAGTTGGTTAAAAATGTCAGCCAGTTGGGTGATGCAGTTGAACCTATTAATCAATTTGCTGAAGCCCTGGATAAGCTGGCCACTGTGTTAATAAATTTTGGTGCAGGAGTGGGCATTTTAGGTCTTTTTGGAGCTGGGCCTGTAGATATGATTAAAGATCTAGTCCAAACTCTAGGAGAGGATGCAGGCAAGGTTCAAATTGAAAAATTAACTGCTATGCAAAAGTTTATTGAAAGTGTTCAGACTATGACTGCTGCCCAATTGTCTGGGGTCGCTTCGTCAATGGAGCAGCTTATGGGCGCACTTGAAGAAATTAGTTTCTTTAAAGCCTTAACACTTGGGTTTATGTTTTCTAACTTATCGGATATTTCAACGAGCCCAACGGCGGTTGAAGCTTTAAATTCCCTTACCACTTATATTAAAACGGTTGGTCAGGTTGATGGAGCACATGTTGATAATGCTGAACAATTGGTAGATCAAGCGATTAGATTCGCCACTGAGGCTAACAATTTAGAAGCTCAATCGGCCACAAATGGGTTTTTAGAGAAATTATTAAATATTTTTGGTTCTGATTCTAAAAAAGAAACAGGTGGAAAGCGCCAACAAACAATTGTTCTTACAATCGACTCGGCTGGCCGAGAAAAAATCGCCCAAGGTATAATTGATCCTCTTATTCCTATGATTAATAAAAAATTAGATATAAGAAATCGCGGCGGTGGTACTTATTAAAGAAGGAAAATATAAATAATGGCTGCTGAATTTAAGAAACATGAAGGTGTAGGACCCTCCACAGGTGGGTTTAAAAAACAGAAAGACCTCATCGGCGACGAGCTTACTTCGTGGTCTTATTCTACTCCTCGTGGCATGACTCTGGGTTTGCCTGGACAAGCTATTTATATTAAGCCAGCTCGTCTTGGATTAAACAACGCTATGACTGATTCTGTTGTTTTTGATCCATTTGTAACATCCTTTACAGACGAATACTCTACTAATTGGACTGCCACAGATGTTTATGGTCGTATGGACCCCATCTATGTTTACCAAAATACTCAGCGTGTAATAAATATTAGTTTTAATGCAATTGCTAATGACCCTAGTGATGCTTTGGCTCATATGAGTCAGTGTGAACAGCTTATTAGATGGTTATACCCGGTTTATGAGGGCGATGGAAATGCACGGTATATAGCTTCGCCTCCTCTTATGGCCATAAGGTGGAATAATTTTATTCGTGGGATGAAGTCCGAGAGTGATCTTCTTATGGGAATAATAAGTTCTTTCACATTTAACCCTATTATGGAAGAAGGAATGTTCCAGGTGGCTCAGAATTTTAAAGGTCTTGAAAGAGGAAATTTTCTCCCTAAAGCCTTAGAAATCTCTTTGGAGTTTAAACCTCTCCATAGAGGCTTGATGGGAAACAAAAAAGGATCAGGAAGAAATCAGTGGAATGCAAATGATAAATTCCCGTATGGTTCTCCTCGCGGAGCAGAAATACAAACAAACGCTGGCTATGGGTCCACTCGCGGGTCAACCAATGACAAGCTTGGCGGAACTAAATTAACTAAGCAATCTTTAACTCAAGTTTATGAAGCGCCCGCCAGAACTGCAGACCATCCCGATGCAACATCAGACACCGTGGCAACAGCAGCTGCACTCAACATGCTGGGGGGACCTAAATAATGAGCATTTATAAAAGAAACATTAATCGCCAAATTTTTGATAATACCAACTATAGATATAATAAAATCTTTGCCGAAAAAAGTCGTGCTTATATAGCCCAGCTCACCACGCCGTCTATGGCTTACCCACTTAAAGAAGACATCCAAACTTTATCTATACGCAACCATATATGGAGCTATGGTGATACTTTTCCTAATTTAGCGTTCGAGCATTATGGGTATGCAGAACTCTGGTGGGTTATTGCATTTTTTAATAAAAAACCAGCAGAATTTTTGTATAATAGGGGAGATACAGTATATGTTCCTCATCCCCTAGAAAGAGTATTAGCTTTATATGGATATTTTTAAATTTTTATATATATTAGATAGTTTGAGTCATATTAATTTTATTATGGAGACAGTATAATGGCTGGGGAATGGAACCACTCCACACTACAAAAGGCAGCTCGACAGGCAGCAATTCGCCACCATGCTGATAAATTCTATACCGACGCCGTCGCCTTTGGGAAGGCTGTAGGAAGAAGACCAGTATCTAAAGCTGATTCTGACGCCAAAGTACAGATTAGAATTGCAGAAAATAAGAATTCTCAATGCGCTCTTGCATTTATGATAAAGCGCCGGAAAAAACTAGGAGCAATGGCTAATCTAAAAACGACATCCAGAAAACCCGGCGTGGCCGGTGCGTATCCTACGCAGTTCAAAAGCGTTGGAGCAGCGGGCGATTTGAAAAAGGCAGGGTTAGAAAGCCGATGGAAAGCCCGAGGAAAAGGGTATCAAAATTTTAAATATCTTAATGGATCTAATCCAGCGGCTCTTCTTAATACTTTAGTTAGGGTTCCAGAGGCGATGAGTTTTTTCAATTTGGCCAGTTCAGATCTTTCTAAATTAAACCCCTATGCCAAATTTTATTTATTAGATAAAAATAATACAGCTACCGAACTACCTTTTTCTACTAGAGCATTTGGAGGAAAAGAGGATAGCAGCTTAATAAATATGTTAAACAGCACGGGTGTAAACTCTCTTGATGTAGGGTTGCAAGAAGTGAGCTTTGATTTATTGGCCACTAATCCTGCCGAATTAAATAATACGATCGAGTGTAAAATTAAAATTTATTTAAACAATCTTTCGGGCCTTCTAAGCAAGAGGAAGAGTCCTACCGGAAGAACGTTTTATTGGAAGGACCTTATTGAAAGAAAGGGAAAGAAAGGCGAAGAAAACAACGTGAAAGATAATAAAGTAAGATTGGTGATGGGATGGACGCTGCCAAGCCAATCTGATCATACAACATACAAAATGGCTAAAGACACTAAAATTGTCCAATCGTTAGCTATGTCACGCTATTCTTTACTTATGTATTTGCGCGATCATACTCTGGACATTAAAACTGATGGAAGTGCTACTTTATCAATCACCTACAATGCTTATGCCGAAGGAGCATTAAACCATCCTAGTACGAACATTTTAGGTATTAATGCCGCTGAACATAAACAGGTACAAATACTTAAAAAAAGAGTTACCCGCCTTCGTAAAGAACGCGAAAAGCAAGAACGGGAAGATAAACGGAACGGTGTTGCACCAACAACTCGTAAGCCTGATCCCGAGCGCTCTACCACTGGGGAAGCGACGGGAGTTTTCGGGCTGGGAACAGACCCAAATGCAGAAGAAAGAGCCAGAGCCAAGCTGAAAAAGGCTAAAGATAACGTAAGGAACAGTGCATATGTCCAGTTAATGAATCAGCTATACCATAGAGGAAGCATTAAACTTATACACGTGCCAGTGGAATTTCTTGGTCGCATTGGAGTGGTGGGAGCGGGATTTGTGGGAACAGAAGATTCCGAAGGAGACAACGAAGACAAAATATACCAACATACAGCACAAAGCACTCTACAATTAATGTGTTCGGATCATATAAAAAGAAAGTTGGGGGATATTATTGACCGCACACAGAGATATGGGGGCGTTGGAGGCACTTACGTCGCGGGCGGAACGTCAGCAGGCTCGGGCGATAATTCAGAGAGAAGCTATAATCAGGCCATTTCAAGGATGAGGAAAATAGCCCAGCAAAAGAAAGGAGAGAGAACAAAGGCAGCGGCGAAATTTCTGGGCAAAGGAGACTTTATGAAAGCCACTATTTTGAGACCATCGGACGAAAAGGGCAAAAAATATGCTAAAAAAATGCGACAAGATTTTGGTCTTGGTGGGGATATTGCATCTATTCCTTTCACTTATATGGGGGATATTTTAGAAGCTGCCCTTGGAATGCTATATCGAAAAGATTCTGCATGGTCACAATTTTTTGTTTCTTCACTAACAGCTCGTACTCGGAAAGAAGCTTTAAATAAGATGGCAGTAGATAAAGGGATCTGGCCAACTATTATGACAGGGCCAGTTATTTTAGAAGGAGGCTGTGTAGGTGATAAACCCCGGATTATTAATATCGGTGACGTTCCGGTAACTATTCAATCTTTAACCACATTTTTAATAAATAATCTTGTTAGACCTCAACGAGCCACATGGCGGTTGAGAGATTTTTTATGGGCACTGATGAGTGAGCTATTGCCCACAGCACTAGGTTATCAGTGCATGGATCAGCCACCTGGGGGATCTATAATGCCGCGCATGGAAGTTTTTCATTTGCCGTCACATGGAGGGAACCCATTAAGAAGTACTAGTTTTCATGTGAATGCGGACAAATTTCAAAAAATGAAAAATAAAATTGATTATCAAGGGGATGGGAAAACTGTTACTCAATATGATGCTTTAATATTGTTTGCTACCTATTTTAACCCTGTGGGTTTAAAAGGAAGTGAGAAACAAGATGTTAGCAAGGGCATTTACCATTTACGACCAGGAGTAGATGGTGGGCCGATTAAAAGTTATTCATTTTCTCGAAACGACCAACCATTTTTAGCCGAAGCTAAAGTATTTGGATCTTCAGATATTGGTCAAACTGATGATATTTCAGGCGGCGCGGTTTATAATATTACTATGAAAATGGTGGGGAATGGATTCTTTTCACCAGGCCAAATGGTTTATATAAATTTAGAATCTATCGGTGTTGGGAAGGGTGTCAGCTCAGACAGCTTGTCATACAAAATGAATATTGGTGGATACTATCTTATTACTAAAGTCAGCGGTCTGTTCTCCCCCACAGAAGGGTTTATTACCACTGTTGAAGCCATGTGGCAACAGACTGGAGTCACCACAGGGCCAAATGTGGCGGCACAGCAAAAAACCCACGCCGCAATAAAAGCAAAGCTCCAAGAGTGGGGATTTGTAGATCCTAAAATTGATCCAAGTATGGGAACTATAACCGCCACTGATCCAAAGACTGGAAATAAAATAGTCGCTCCCTTGGGGGAATTACCAACATATGATGAACATAGTCGATGGAATGCTCGCGACGGCAGCGGGACGACAAGGCTTTTTTCGAACCCGGCTTTAGCAGAACCATATGCTGATATAGCCCGCAAAGCCGCAGAACAGAAGAAAAAGAAAGCCGCTGAAGCTGCTGCCAAACGAGCCGCTGCTACGGCGGCTGGATATCGAGCAGGAGAGGGCACGACCTTTAACTAATGGTCGTTAACTACCCATTTAATATAAAACATATAATAAGAATATTGGCTATTTAATATAACAAGGAACATTATCTATGAATTATGGTGAGGGAGAAAAAAGTAAAAAAACACAACCTTCTGTTAATTTAAATTACCCGGAAACCGTGGATTATAATGCGAATCGTAACCCCCATCTTCGCCCTCCCGTCGCTCATAATAATTTAGCACCCCTTGCGGCTTTGTTTTATGAGAGAAAATTTTGGAAAGAAGGGCTTTATGAGTCTTTTATTTTAGGAGAACAAAACCTTATTGATTTATGGGGCTCTCCCTCTGCTTATGGTAAAGTTAATTTCAAGGGCTATCCAATTATATTAAATGAATATTTTTTAAAAGGGTTTGAGTCTAACCAAATTGAAGAAGTTTTGGGCCTTAACTTTGTGGTGGATGCATTTGATGATTTTTCGACCTATTTGGCCCGTCAAGCCCAAAAACCCCTCCACCACACAGTCAAGGGTGCTAATTCTTTGTTCTCGCCACTTCGTCCTGACCAATCATGGACTTCAGCTCGTGTAGAATATGGTGATCACATGGGGAGAATGTTTGACTTTTTTGCAAACGAATTTGCTCAAGCTCACCTGGATGAAATAAAAGATTTTAATACTTTTGTAAACTTGCTGTTGGAGTTTTTGGTGGGGGTTTCATCATCTACGCCTATAACCTTTAGCGGCTGGTACAGTTCTCAGCAGGCACCATTTTCGTGTACTGGCTTATCTGTCCATTTACAAGGACCACCAGCAGATGATGATGCTGCAAAATATGAGGTAGGGCTACAAGATCCAAATTATGAATTTTATAGAAAGTCAGCTGGGAAATTTGGGTTTTTTATTGATAAAAACTGGCCAACGCGCTTGATTGCTAATTTAAATCATCCTTATATGCTACGTAAACAAAGACTAAATGGGTTTTTTGGAAACGAGAAATCTAATTTACAAAACATTTTTGGGGTTGGGTATTCTTTGGCTCATAGACAGGACATTGGCCTGCTCCAATCTATGTTTGCAGGATATTATAATTCTTTTATTACTCGCTATCCAACTCTTACTATAAGGAAAAGTTTTAAATGTATGCGTACAGATCAAGCGCGTTTTAAGACGGTAAATGTAGATTTACCCCCCTTAGATGCTATGGATGAGAATGGGCTTTTAAAAAATAATTCTTCTTATACAAAAAACTATGGCGATCTGTTCTGGATTAAAGTCTATACATACTTAAAAATTTATGAGCGCGGAAATACTATGAGCTTAAAAAACCTTGACAAATTTGTAGTACGTTATTATGATTATTGGAGATTGCGCGGAATTGGCCCAACTGTAGATAAAATCTACCAGGATCTAACAAACATTCCCCAGTTTAACTATAACGTTATGTAAATAGTAAGGAGATAAGTTGCTTTTTCAAGCCTTGGACGCAAAAGATCATTGCGTTGGAATTTATGCAGACAATAAGATTGTGTATGATGAAATACCATCATCCCTTTCTAAAACATGGTCTTTTGCTTCATTTTTGAAAAACAAAGAGATTGAATATGCCAGCTTATATGTCCAAAACAAATCTTTGGACAAAGTTTGCCCTGAGCATTTAAAAGAAAGCTGGCTTGCAGTTTCTAACAAACTAAAGGCGTTTTTTAGGTCCTTTCTCCAGGCGAAAATCTCTTTAGAAGAATTATGTTTTTTTGATCTTGTTCCTCAAAATTTTCTTTTGGATTATTTTTATGTCAAGTCAGAGATTACTCAATACGTATTTAATAATTTCCCTAAGCCTAGCAATTATGACTTTTTGGCAGAACTTAGCAAAGTAGTGATGGATATTCAATCACAAAAATTAAATATACAAAAAACTAACCTGGGAATATCGGCCAAAAAACCACAATGCCGAGCAGCTTTTAAGACAGCGTTTAAGGCTAAGCCTTATATTCAGTATAATATATTTGGAACCAAAACCGGTCGGCTTACCACTAAACCAAATAGTTTTCCTATTTTAACTCTTCCTAGAGAATGTAGGTATATTATACATCCTCAGAATGATTTCTTCGTTGAGCTTGACTTTAATGCGGCGGAATTAAGGACTTTTATAGCCTTACAGGGACTTTCTCAACCAATTGATGATATCCATGCCTGGTTGATGCAAAATGCCTTAAACGGCGTTTCTGATAGGACTATGGCGAAAAAGCAAATTTTTGCTTGGTTATACAACCCAAGTGCCTTTCATAAGAAATTGGATCAAATCTTTGATAAAGAAAATTTGATAAAGAAGTTTTGGGATGGAAAAACCGTTTCAACCCCATTTAAACGACAGATTCCATCGGATAAAAAACATGCTCTTAATTATCTTATTCAATCTTCCACAAGTGATTTATTTTTAAGACAGATGATTAAGGTATATGATTATATGAAGGGCCTAAAATCTCATGTGGCATTCTGTGTACATGACTCTCTGGTCCTTGATATGGCCATACAAGACAAAGAAAAGCTCGAAGGCATTAAAAATATTTTTTCCAGCACTGATATGGGGGTTTTCAGAGTGAATAGTAGCTCAGGAACAACCTATGGGAAAATGAAAATAATGAAATGAAATAAAAATTATTTTTTGATTCCTAGTTATTATATAGATGGAAAAATGGTGGCTGGTCTTAATACTTTCTTTGGCCATGATGTCGTGTTCAGATACATTCATGGATGATCCACCTTTACCTGGAGATATAAGTTATGCTATTAACGCAGACCAAACACCTGTTATTTCGGCAGAACAATATAAACTAGATTGTTATAGAACAGAATATTATTTTTGTCCTGGCGTCAACGGTCCACTATATAGAATTGCCGTCCTTAAAGATATCTGCAAAGATCCACCAGAAGTTATTTCCATGAGTGAGTGTGAAGAATTTCTTGAATGTGACCCAAGCCAATTTAAGATGGGCGAAGAAGAGTGTATTACAGATATGGGATTGCCCGGCAAAAAAACTATTTTTTGTGACAAAGGCCATATTAAAGAAGGCCAATGTGAAACAGAATGTGTAGAAGAAGTCTGCGACGGCATCGACAACGACTGTGATGGCCTAATAGATGAGGGTCAACTAAACTCTTGTGGCGAATGCGGTGTAGAAGACACAGAAATATGCGATGGTATTGATAACGACTGTAATGGAGATACTGATGAAGACCTATTCCGCCCGTGTAGCACAGTTTGTGAAGGAGGCTATGAAACATGTGTAGGGGGTAATTGGGGATCGTGTACAGCAAAACAGCCCCAACCAGAAATTTGTGATGGTTTAGATAACGACTGTGATGGTGATGTAGATGAGGGTTTAGACTGTCTATGCACAATTCAAGATATAGGAACGCTTTTCCCATGTGAGGAAGATCCGCTTGTATGTGGTCGTGGCTATAAAACTTGTGAGTGTAAAACTGATGATTGTACTATTATTGGGTTTACACCGTGTTTAGCTATGTGCCATTGGGAAATCCCCATAGATCCTAACTGTGATCCGTTCTTGGGCATGACATTACCATATGAATTATGTAATAATCATGATGATAACTGTAATCAATTAATAGATGAAGATTTATATGACATATGTTATACTGGCCCACCAGAAACAATGAACATAGGCATATGTAAATCTGGCCAAATGACCTGTTTACAAGGTGAGTGGGGACACTATGATAGTAATGGTAACTTCTTAGGTGGCTATTGTAAAGATGAGGTATTACCACTCGCTGAAGATCTTTGTAACGGCGAAGACGAGGATTGCGACGGAAAGGTAGATCAGGATAAAGAAATGCAAGATACAGACATTTTATTTATTGTTGATTGGTCGGGGTCAATGCACGCAGAAATTGAGGCAGTTTTAATGGCCTTGAATCAGTTTGCTAAAAACTATAAAGATGAAGATGTAATCAAATGGGGACTAGTGGTTGGGCCGCGAGTTCCTGGTGCTTATGGAAATAATAATTATTTGGAACTTGTTAGTGATCTAAAATCTTTTGAGGATTTTATGAAGAATTTCTCTTCCTTAAACAAAAACACTATGAACGGACAACACGAAATGTTGTATGATGCACTATATTTGGCATTAAAAGATTTGTCATCTAGCGAGCCATGGGATCTAAACGAACTTACGTGGGCTAAAATGGTTGGGAATGCGATTCAAGAGTCTATTCCTGAATTAGAAAAATTTAAAATTAGCTGGCGTCCAAACGCTAAAAGGGTTATAATCGTGTTTTCAGACGAACCAGGTCAAAGTTTCATGATTCCCAAAAGTTTGTTAGGTGGCAGTTGGAACACAAATTATGATGGAGTAACTCAATCTATCCTTTTAAATATGATATCTTCTTGTTCTCAAACCTCTATCTATACATTTAGCAATATAAGCTCTAAAAACTCTAGTATGCCTTTTGGAGCTACTGGGTGGGAGCCCTTGGCTACTGCTTCTGGGGGGAAATGGTACGAGCTTAAACACAGTCCAGCTGAAATGTATACTGGTTTAATGGAAATCATAGATAAAGAGGTTTGTGGGGAAAATTAATACTATTTAATATATAAACTTTTAGTATCATATTACGGAGAAACTAAAATGAAGATCACAAAGCAACGACTAAAACAAATTATTCAAGAAGAAGTTAAAGATATTCAAGAATTGCAAAAAATTTCCTCTGCGGAGATGAGCAAACAATTAGGAGCAGAGCGATCTGCTGGAGCAACGGGAGTTTCTGATGAAGAGAAAAAATTGTTAATGGACCTTCATCGCTCTTTAAAGGCCGCAGCTTTAAAAACCAATCTTCTTAGTGGCGCAATTGCTCCTTTCGTACAAAAACTTCAAGCAGCTTTAGAAAAAATAGCCCCACTTCAAGCTGAAGAAGAGCCTGGCGCTCGCGACTATTAAATATATTTTTTAAGGTGACTGATGGAAACAATTATCGGACTTGGATCCGCAGGGTGTAACATTGCAGAGAAGTTTTCCCTCCATCCTCAGTATAATATTTTACGTATAGATACCGAGAAAAGAAAAGGAGAGGATTTTAAACTTATTCCCAAGCAGGATTCACATGAAGACTATGAAAATAACTGCCCTTCTTTTAAAAAGTTTTTTTCTAACGTAACTGAAGACTGTTTAGTGGTGGTTGGTGGCTCTGGCGCAATCTCTGGGGTGATCCTGCGCCTTTTAGAAGCACTAAGCAAAAGAAAAGTTGGTATAAGCGTTCTTTATATTCAGCCTGATATCGAAGCACTGCCCAGGATAGCCAGGCTACAGGAGCGTATAGTGTTTCAAATATTGCAACAATACGCAAGATCAGCAGCCCTCAACAGACTATATCTGGTAAGTAACCCGGCCATAGAAGACATTTTAGGAGAATTGCCAATTCGAGGGTATTTTGATAAAATTAATGACTTTTTAGTTTCAACTATTCATATGTTAAACATTTTTATTAACTCAGAGCCATTAATGTCTACGTTTGAAAAACCTCTGGAATCGGCTCGCATCTCTACACTTGGTATATTTAATTTAGAAAATAATGAAGAAAAATTACTTTTCCCCTTGATTTTCCCCAGGGAGCGCTTATATTATTACGCGATAGGAAATGAGAGACTAGAAACTGAACGTGGTCTTTATAAAAAAATTCTCTCCTTAGTCAAGGAGAGAACAGATGGTGATAAAGTAAAATGTAGTTACGGTATCTATCCAACTGAATATGAAGACGATTATGTTTATTCTATAACTCATTCATCATTTATACAAGGAGAAAACAATGGTGACAGTTTATAATGGTACGTTTAAAAAGAAAGATAATACTCAGCGGAGTATGAGGTTTGTGAAGGTGAATGAACTTCCTTATGACTTACAGGAAGGTGTTTCGCGTAAGCAAACTACGGAAAATGGCCGCGAGTTGGTCTGGGATATTGACAAGAAGAGTTTCCGTTATTATAATTGGAATACGACAATTGGCAATGTTTCACAAACCAAAGGCAATGTGACGTTTAGTTAATTAAAATGTGGTTGATCTACGACAGAGAAACATATACTGAATTTAAAGATTCTATTTTGTTTCTCTGTCGTTTGGTCATACCACTATATCAGAAGCTTGGGAGATTTACCAAGTTTACTCTATTCAAAAAAAAAGGAGAAAATAAATGAGTCTTGATATGAAAAAAATGAGGCAAAAGCTTCAAGCAGTGCAAAATAAAGGTGGTGGAAAGTCTATTTTTTGGCGACCCACAGACGGGGAACACGTGATCCGCATTATCCCCACAACCGATGGTGATCCGTTTAAGGATTATTGGTTTCACTATAACCTGGGTGACAATCCCGGTTTCTTGAGTCCGAAGAAAAACTTTGGAGAGGACTGTCCTTTGGATAGTTACGTGCGCGAGCTTTATAAGCAAGGAGATGAAGAAAGCATTAAGATGGCTAAATCTCTTAACGCTCGTCAGCGCTTCTTTTCACCCGTTTTAGTCCGAGGCGAAGAAAAGTCTGGGGTGAGAATCTGGGGATATGGGAAGATGGCCTACCAGGAACTTCTTAATCTTGTATTAAATCCTGAATATGGGGATATTACAGATGCAGAGGGAGGGACTGATCTTTTAATTAAGTATGGAAAGCCACCTGGAGCCCAATTTCCTCAAACTACTATTACTCCGCGCCGAAAAACATCTCCGATTTCGGAGGATGGTGAGCAGGCCAAAGAGTTCTTGGAATCTGTTCCAGAGTTTGAAAGCGTTTTCGATCGGAAAACACCCTCTCAGGTACAAGAAATGCTTGATGAATTTATATCAAGCCAGCTTTCAGAGGATGAAGTTGAAGAACTATCCGAAGAACAAACCAAATATACTTCTTCTAGTTCTGACGTAATCGACAAAAAATTTGATGAGATGTTGACAGCTTAGTTATTACTGGGCTGGGAAGGAGGGCTTTAAGCCCTCCTTTTTTTTAAAAGGAGAATATAAATGGCTAAACGAAAATCTTCCGTGGGAAGAATTAATACTAATGAGATAAGGAATTTGTTAAATAAAGGGGCCGGGTTTGAAGTGGCCTATAATTTGCAGGACGAAAATCCCACAGACGTAAAAGAGTGGATCCCTACAGGCTCGCGATGGTTAGATTCTATTATTTGTCGTGGTAGTCGAGCAGGAATTCCTGCTGGGAAAATAACTGAGATTGCTGGACTAGAAGGGGCTGGAAAGTCTTGGATGGCGGCTCAAATCTCGGCTAATGCCCAAAAAATGGGTTACACAGTGATTTATTTCGATGCAGAATCTGCTATTGATTCTTCGTTACTATTACGGCTAGGGATCGATCTAGACAGTTTTATTTATGTACAGGCGACCACAGTTGAGTTTGTATTAGAAAGAATTGAAACATTGATTGCAAATACTGATAACAAATATTTATTTGTTTGGGATAGTGTTGCTCAAACAGCCTGTGAAAAAGAAACGGTAGGGTCTTTTGATCCTAATTCACAAATAGGAATTAAGGCCAGGATCCTTTCTTTGGGGTTAAGGAAACTAAACATTCCTTTGGCCAATCATGGTTCAACACTATTAGTACTGAATCAACTTAAAACCAATATAGCGTCAACTCCTTCACAGCGGATGGAAGTTTTGACTGAACCCTATGTTACACCAGGTGGAAAAGCGATGAATTATTCTGCTTCTTTGCGTGTATGGTTAACAGGGAGAAAAGCTAAAGCATCTTTTATTATGGACGGCGCAGATCAGGTGGGTTATGAAGTTCAAGCTAGACTAAAAAAGTCACGATTTGGGACAACAAATCGTCGATGTCATTTCAAGATTATTTTTGCTGGCGATGTAGGTATTTTGGATGAAGAAAGTTGGCTCGATGCGATCCTAAGTTCCGAGAATGTAACACAATCTGGCGCATGGTACGCTTTAAAATATTCTGATGGAACAATGCAAAAATTTCAGTCGAAAAGCTGGGTCGAGAAACTACATACTGATGAAAAGTTTAAAGCTCGTGTTTTAGAGATAATGGATGAAGAAATTATTAAAAAGTACGAAGAAAAAACGAGGATAGGTTAATGTATACATGTATAATTTATTTAATGCTCGGTGGCTCGCTAGCCATTGTTCCGGGCTGTGCTATAGAACCAGCCGTTGTAGTGCCGGATACTGCAAGATACTATGAATATGAGTCATATTATGATCGCAGAGACGTTATTTACAGGCCAGTTCATCTAAGATCCCGTAGGGCGTATTCGTGGAATGTGCGTATTCCTCACCGTCGTGGAACCTGGGTCGAAAACCGTCGTCACCGCCGAGGAATACGACGACTTTTGCGCCAGCATAGGTACAAGCATCATTTTCGTAAAAATAATAATGGTGTAAAACGACATAAAAAAATGCACAAAAAGAAAAAATAAACTCCTAATGGTTTCTGTTAAAAACTAATTATTAACGCGGAGAAATGTTATGAGTATCAAAAGTTTACGCAAATTAATAAAAGAAGCAATTGAACAGAAATACTTTAAAGCGATAGTAAGGTTAGATTATAGTGCCGACAAAAATATTACTGAGATTATAGATCTTTTACGAGCAGTGTGTAGCGTCACTGTTATAAATTCTAGTCCATCTGAATCTATCAGTGTGATGAAACAGAGGTCTAGATTAGAAGTGAAATTTTATTTGACCAGCCCTTCAATTAAGGAGCATTTGCAAAAAATGGTTTCGGATGCTTTGAATATTGATGGAATTTATTCGTTTAGAATTATTGGTCTTAACGCTATTAAAACAAAATAGAGAGGCTAAATTGCATAGCAATAAGAGAGTCATGGTAGTTGACATGTTCAACATGTTTTACCGTGCGTGGGTTGTTGACCCTTCATTGTCGTTAAATGGACCACCGATTGGGGGTTTAAAGGGATCGTTGAAGATCCTTCAAAAGCTTAGTAGGGACATAAAACCAGATAAAATTTTAATTTGCTGGGATGGCCCAGGCGGATCATTCAAGCGCCGATCAATTAATAAGAATTACAAGGAAGGCCGCAAGCCTGCGCGATGTAATTGGGGAGATTCTTCTTCCCTATCTCCCGAAGAAAAAGAACACAATCGGAAGTGGCAGCAATTGAGGTTGATGGATTATTTTAATGAACTTCCTGTCTGCCAGTTATTTCTGCACGACATTGAAGCGGATGACATTATTTCATTTGCATGTCAGCTTCCTCATCTTAAGGGCTGGCAGAAGATTATTGTTTCCAGTGACAAAGATTTTTATCAACTTCTCGATAACGAAACTTTATTGTTCAGGCCCATTCAAAAACAATTATTAAATAAAAACGATATTATAAATGAATTTAGTATTCATCCGAATAATTTTACATTAGCCCGCGCAATGGTTGGTGACAAAAGCGATGGGCTTAAAGGAGTTCCTGGGGTTGGTTTAAAAACTATTGCGAAAAGATTTCCTTTCTTGGCAGAGGAAAAGATCCACAGTTTAAATAGGATAATAACCCACTGCCAAAATACGAACTCTAAGCTTAAGGTATATGAAAACATTCAGGACCATGAAGAACTTATCATAGAAAACTATACGCTAATGCAGCTTTACACTCCCAGCATTAGCCCCATAGGATCTCAAAAACTTAAAAACGAAATTATCAACTGTGATATGAGTTTTAATAAAATTGGGTTACTACGATTAATGGCCGAAGATGGGTTCGGGGAGTTCAATTGGACAGATCTCATGAGACATTTTAGAAAAATGGCACTTGATTCTTGAGCATAAAATCTTATATTATAAGAAAAAGAAGGTAAACAATGACAGAGAACATTAGTTTCTCAAAATATGGTCGCTCCTTTCAAGAAACGCTGGTAAAGCTTATTTTGGAGGACCGTCCATTTTCAGACCAAATAGAAGAAGTTTTAGATGTTAACTTTTTTGAGTTAAATTATCTTAGAGTTTTTGTTGCTAAAATTTTTGAGTATCGCCAAAAGTATGGTGTTCATCCCACTGAAAAAATATTCTCTTCAATACTTCGCACTGAATTAAACAACGAACAGCCTGTGATGCAAAAACAGGTAAGAGATTACTTTGCTAGGCTTAAAAGTAGTAGTATTAATGATGAGAAATATATTAAAGAAACTTCTTTAGACTTTTGTAAAAAGCAAAAACTCAAAGAAGCAATTTTAGAATGTGTTCCTCTTATTAAAAATTCTTCTTATGACGAAATCAAAGGTGTGATTGATAATGCTTTAAAATTAGGCGTTGATACTGATTTTGGCCATGATTATATGAAAGATTTTGAGCTACGCTATGAACTAAAAGCTCGCGCTCCCATTTCTACTGGCTGGAAATTGATGGATGATATTACTCGTGGTGGGCTTGGCAAAGGAGAATTGGGTGTTGTAATCGCTCCGACAGGAGCAGGTAAATCTATGGTTCTCACTCATTTGGGAGCACAAGCAATTATCAATGGCATGAACATAATACACTATACTTTGGAATTATCCGAAGCGACGACCGGGCAACGCTATGACAGTTGCATTTCACGCACTCGCCTTGGAGATCTTTTTTCTATGAAAGATTTTGTTCATGAGAGTATTCAAGAGAAAGCAAAGGGTAGTTTAATAATTAAAGAATACCCAACTAAATCTGCTAGTATAAATAATTTGAGAACTCACCTAGAAAAGATAAAAAAAAGAAATCATAAAATTGAAATGATTATAGTAGATTACGGTGATTTGCTTAAACCCATAGAAAATTATAAAGAGAAAAGGAACGAGTTGGAATCTATTTATGAAGGATTGCGCTCTTTAGCACAAGAATTTGAATGTCCGGTTTGGACTGCGTCTCAGACAAATAGGTCTGGTCTTAATGCAGAAATAATCACGATGGAATCTATTTCCGAGGCTTTTAGTAAATGTTTTGTTGCAGATATGATATTCTCAGTTTCACGTACAATCGAAGACAAAAATACATCAAAAGGTCGAGTTTACATAGCCAAAAATCGCAATGGCCCGGACGGACTGGTTTATCCTATATTTATGGATCCATCTTATGTAGAAATAAAGTTGTTAGAACCAACGAGAGAAGAGGATCCATCAGGCACAAACTATAGGAAGAATGGACCGGTGGAAGCAGCAAAAAGAATAAAGCGCGTAAAAATAACATCAACAAAAAAGGAGATCGAGGGAGATGGAGGTAGCTAGCCAAATATTATCAGATATTACAGTTCACATGAAATATGCACGATTTTTACCAAAAAAAGAGCGCAGAGAAACTTGGAAAGAGTTGGTGACGCGCAATAAAAAAATGCACATTAAAAAATATCCTAACTTAAAGGAAGAAATTGATGAGGCATATAAGTATGTGTATGAAAAAAAAGTTTTGCCTTCGATGCGCTCTCTTCAATTTGGCGGTAAGCCCATTGAGGTTGCTCCAAATAGGATTTACAATTGTGCTTATTTGCCTGTGGATGATTGGCACTCTTTTTCAGAAATTATGTTCTTACTGCTGGGAGGAACTGGGGTGGGATATTCGGTCCAACGCCACCACACGGAGGAATTGCCAGAAATTCAAAAGCCCAGCTCCAAAAGATCACGACGATATTTAATTGCTGATTCTATTGAAGGATGGGCTGATGCGGTTAAAACATTGATGAAAAGCTACTTTTTTGGTGGTTCTAAGCCACGTTTCGACTTTTCTGATATTAGGCCCAAGGGAGCGCGATTAATCACCACAGGGGGCAAAGCTCCCGGCCCACAGCCATTGAAGGAATGCTTAGTAAAAGTAGAGGGGATTTTAGAACAAAAAGAAAACGGTGATCGGCTAGAAACAATCGAAGTCCATGACATTATTTGTCATATTGCCGATGCCGTATTAGCAGGCGGCATTCGTAGGGCTGCTCTTATATCTCTTTTTTCTGCGGATGATGAAGAAATGATAGCCGCCAAGAGTGGAAATTGGTGGGAACAACACCCTCAAAGGGGTCGAGCCAACAATTCTATTGTTTTAATGCGTCATCGTATTACGAGAGATTTTTTTAATGAACTATGGGAAAGAGTGAAAGCTTCTGGGTGTGGCGAACCAGGGTTTTATTTTACTAATGATAAAGACTGGGGAACCAACCCCTGCTGTGAAATCGCTTTAAAGCCCCATCAATTTTGTAATTTAACTGAAATTAATGTGAGCGACCTTTCGACACAGGACGAATATGAAGATAGAATCCGAGCTGCGACTTTTATTGGCACATTACAAACCGGCTATACTGATTTTCATTATCTGCGCGATGTTTGGCAGTCTTCTACTGAAAAGGACGCTTTGGTTGGTATTTCCATGACAGGAATTGCTTCTGGAAATGTCCTGAGCTTAAATATGGAAAAGGGAGCCCAAGTTGCTAAAAAAGAAAATTCTCGTGTAGCTAAGCTTATTGGAGTTAAACTAGCAGCCAGAGTTACCACTGTAAAGCCAGCTGGGACTACCTCATTGGCAGTGGGAACATCTAGTGGTATTCATGCTTGGCATAGTCCATATTACATTCGACGAATTCGTGTAGCTAAAAATGAGCCTATTTACACATATTTGTGTGTCAACCATCCTGAGTTGGTGGAGGATGAATATTTTCGTCCACACGATACAGCAGTTATTGCTGTCCCACAAAAGGCCCCAGAATATGCTATAACTCGTGCAGAAAGCGCCTTACAGCTTCTTAAAAGAATTAAAAGGGTAAGTACTGAATGGGTTAGAAAGGGCCATAGAAAGGGCCAAAATACCCACAATGTATCCGCCACAGTATCTATTAAGGATGCAGAATGGATTGATGTTGGAGAATGGATGTGGGAAAACAGAGATTATTATAATGGACTATCCGTTCTTCCATATGATGGAGGAAATTATGTACAGGCTCCATTTGAAGAGTGTTCCAAAGAGAGATATGAAAAAATGGTTGAAAATTTGAAAAAAGTTGACTTAACAAAAGTAGTGGAAATAGATGATAATACTGATCTCAAGGGCGAACTAGCGTGTGCAGGTGGCCATTGTGAATTAGTATAGGGAAAAATATTGTTTGTAACATTTTATTTAATGTCTGTTTTAAGTATTAGTGCTCCACCCGTCCATGATGAACCAGTTGGGTGCTATAGTGAATTATATTTTAAATATAAAGACATAGTTAACCAAGCTATCCACAAGTGCCCTGGGGTTAGTCCTGTAAAAATAAATAGAAATTTTATATGGGAGCTGGCTGAAATAGAAAACAAATACAAGCCCCCCAAGTCTTTGCGGGGAATGTTGTTGGCGGCAGCTTGTCAAGAATCTAAATATAACCCCAAGGCCAAAGGGGACAGGCGCTTTAGCAAAAAAAGACGCCCGAAAGCAATAGGGCTTTTGCAGTTTTGGCCATGGGCAAATAAATACATCAATCGCTTAAATCCTTATCAGTCAGCTCATTTTTGGATGAAAAGGATAAAAAAACAACTAAAAACATCTATCCCTAGACAATGTAAATTTAAGAGTCGAAAGCGCAGATGGCTGGCAGCGTGGGTAACGGCTATTCGATTTCCTAAAAAATCAGGACGGTGTTATGAAAAGCCCAAACACTATCGATTATTAAAAAGATGGCGTCGGAACATAAAAAAAGATCGGAAACCTTGAAAAAACGAAAAATGTTTCTATTATCTTTATAACCAAAGGAGAGGTTCTATGAGTGAAAATATTACTAAAAATAAAGATGAATATATCGTTGATTTTATCAAAGCATTTAAATCCGTCGAAGACGAGATGGAGCCCTATAAAGAGCATCGTCGTGATCTTAAAAAGAATTATGTCGATAACGGATGGCTTACCAAGGACGAGCTTCGTTTTGCCGTCAGGGCCTATAGGATGTTAAAGGCGGATGATGACTACAACCACTTTTCAGAAATTTATAAAAAGATTTCTAAATCTATTGGAGAGTAATCGTGAGCGTTATTCCCTATAACCGATTTTTATTGGTAGAACCAATAGAAGAAAAAGAAGAGGCTCAAGAAAGTTTAGTTCTTGTGCCGGAAGAATTTAAAATTGAACCAGCTCATAAAATGGTCAAAATTGTTTCATTTGCCAATAATTGTACAGTAAATTGGCATAAAAATATGAAAATTATTGTACCTTCTAACTTATTAGAAAAACTAACTTTTAATGGCAAAGACTATCATTTGTTGTTGGAGAATCATGTGATGTTAGGGCTGGATGATAAGTAAGATACTATATATATTAGTGTTTAGACATCACAAATCTTAAGGAGGGAGAACACAGCTAGTCACAAAATTTCATACTTTTGTTTGCTACTGTTTGTAACCCACAGAGGTGCAAAATATCTATTAAACTATCACCAACAGCGTGACCTATCGGATGACAAATGTTTAAAAAACACACATATGATTGGGACGAAGTTGTAATAGGAGGAGGTTTCAATGCTATCATCTACACAAGCCTACACGGCTCTAAAATACTCTGTGCTGACCGGCCTTATATATTTCCTTTCGACCCCTTACGTCTTACTCGGCCTTTGGGGCTGATTTCTGCTCTTCCCCCCACCCTTACTATGGTTGAGATATATGATTATTTATCTTATAGTTTGGCGTGGAAGGGAAGTCACCCTTTAGCCAATAATATTGGCAATATTCTTTTGAGGCCCGAGGAAAATAGTTTACGAGTGATAACGATTAATAACTCGGTTATAAACATTAATTTTAAAAAATTACGCATTTTTGATCCAACTATGGTGTCGGGCATTCCATTCGAGTGGGAAGAAGAAGTCCTCCACTACAGGGTCTTAGACTGGTTTAAAGTCAGGTCTGGGATGAAGCATAATTATGAACGAATATATGATAGGGGCAACAACTTTGTAAGAACTTTATTTTTTTATCTTTCCCCTCGCATTGACGGGAATAAGTCTTTCAAAGATGTAGTAACAGAATCCTTTTTTAAAAAGGAAGAATTGCTGGATCCTAATTATTCGGATGCCGTAGCTAGACTAAAAACTATTAGTATGATGAAGGCTCATGGCATTAAAGGCACAAGTAACGGCCCTAAACAAAACCTACCTATTAATATAGAATTGTTAGAAAGGGTTGTGGTTCCTATCAAAATGATATCTTCGCAAGAAGAAGGCAACATCATTATCGATAGCAGAACAGAACAACAGGTGGTGAATGACTACAACACACTTAGCAGGGATAATTCCAATAGCGGGCCAACCGCTTAATTTTAATATGCCATGGCACGATTCTCTAATGCCTATAGCACAGAATTATTTGGCAGTAGAACGCTGTGTAACAGAGTGTGCTTACGCTGGCTGCGAAAGCATATGGGTGGTGTGTAATTTCGACATGCAACCTCTGATCCGCCACAGGTTGGGAGACTACGTGCAAGATCCCGTTTGGGTTGTGAGAAGGCACGAGTTCAGCAAAACAGATCATCAAAAATTAATTCCTATTTATTACGTGCCCATACACCCAAGAGATAAAAAAAAGAGAGATTGTTTAAGTTGGAGTGTGCTCTACGGATCGTGGATGGCTAAAAAAATTCTAGGAGGGCTGAGTCAGTGGTTAAAGCCAGAAAAATATTATGTTTCGTTTCCGTATGGAGTTTACCACCCTTCTATCCTACGCAAGCATAGACAAAAGATATCTTCAGATCAGGATTTCTTTTTATCTTACGAAGGCAAAACTGTAATAAACGGCGAATACTTAGGATTTACACTTAATGAGACAGCGGTTCGGAGACTAAATAAAGAAATTAAAATTAAGTCAACGGGCCTATATCGAGATGAAGAGAGAACAGAAAGACTATCTTTGGAGGAAAGATTTTCCTATAGGTTTTTTTCAGTAGGAGAAGTTTTTAATTCTTTAGATTTAAAAGACTGTTATATACATGATATAAACTTTTATTGGAATATAGATTGTTGGGAAAAATATTGTGACTATATTAAAGATGGTCAGCATAAATTTAGACGACCCAGTGAATATATATTAAAATATAAAGAATGGAACGGAATAGGAATAGACGAAAGTTTGTAACTATTTATAGCAGAGGACAAATTATGAAGATTACAACGGCAAAACTTTTTGAGGTTATTAACCAGGAGATCGAAAAAGTATTGGCTGAAATTTCAGACGATCAGGTAGATCGCCTATTAGACATTATGAAAGCCAAAAAAGCAAAGAGGGCGTTGGTTAATAATATTGAAAAGAACCCTGAAGCTTCTGCTGATCTTATTTTTCAGTTTTTGGGGCCAGATGGCATTCAACAAATTATGGATGCAATGATCACAGCGGACCCCGCTTTTGCCACAATGCAACACGACCACCCTATTGATGAAAAGGATTTTTAATGAACTTAATTGGTAACACTCCCCTCGTTAGGTTGGGAGAAAAGCTTTACGCCAAATTAGAAACCTATAATCCTTCTGGTTCTATTAAAGACAGGATGGCTTATTTTATTTTAAAACGAGCACAAGAGCGCGGTGAACTAGAGGGAAAAAATACGATTGTTGTGGCCTCATCGGGGAACACTGGCATTTCTTTTGCCATGCTGGCCGCTATGGAAAAATATTCTTGTATTATTGTTATGCCACGCAATATGAGCAAAGAGCGAAAAGAAATGATTCGTGCTTATGGCGCACGCATAGTTGAAGTGGGAGATAACGATTTTGAAGAAGCTATTCGTCGGCGTGATGAAATGGTGGCTAATTTTGATTCTTATTGGACTCCCAAACAATTTAGTAATTTAGATAATATAAAATGCCACCAGACAACTACAGCAAAAGAAATAGGATATGAAGTCTTAAAAACTGCCAAACAACGACTGTCGGCTTTGGTGGCTGGAGCGGGCACTGGTGGGACAATTATGGGTTGCCAAAAACACTTAAAGTCGTTATGGTCAGATATGCAAACGGTATTAGTAATGCCGTCCGAAAATGCCCAAGAGCACGGCATTCAGGGAATTAATGATGGGGCTGACTTTTTAGTAGATCGAGACAAAATAGATGATGAAATCTCTATTACCACCGATGAGGCTAAAAAGCGGGCTCGAAGATTGGCAACCGAGGATGGTTTGCTTGTTGGAATAAGCTCTGGAGCCAATGTTTTGGCTGCGGAGAAATGGATTAAAGCAAATAATCCGAGCGGAGTGGTGGTAACTTTTCTTTGTGACCGAGGAGAAAGGTATTTCAGTTGTTGTTAACTATTTATGTAGATGGATAAAGTGTCAGACGAAGAGGATAAAAAAATGAAATTGACAGGGAACACGCTCAAAAGAATTGTTACTGGAGTTCTTTCTGAAATTGATTATAGAACTATGCGCCGATCTATTCGAGACGAAGAAGAGGGAGATAGGTTGCGGATGATTAAACGTCATGGGTGGGATCCTCTGGACAATCCTTGGGCACAAGCACCCAAAACACCAGAACCTCCCCCGTGGGAACCCAATTTGGGACTACTAGACGCTATCAAAGTGGGGGATATTATTAGTAGAGCCCGAGCGTCAGGATTTCGCATTAGAAATATGAAAGTGGTTGGAGTTACGGGCGAATCACCAAACAGAGTGTGGGAGCTAGTTCCAGTGAATATGGACCAGGCTGGTAATATAACGTTTTATCACGGGCCGAATTGGACGGAATTAGCAAGCCCCGAGCCTGGCATCGTGGAAAAAGTCTCAGAGGAAGAAATGTCCACACGTACTTCTTTATGGCAGCTAGAAAAAACACCCGGCATGAACTATAATTTCCATAAGCCTACACCTAAAAAGCATGGCCGAGGAAGCCGATATCGACCTTGGGGTCGTTCTACTTAAAACATTTATTATTATCTCTTGAAAATATAATTTTAGTTATTATATTTAATGATGTAAGAGAGGTAAACATGGAAAGAGTTGTATCATCTATACCCTTTGTTGGGCTCCACGCACATAGCGTAGCAGGATCTCCATTCGATGGGTTTGGCTATCCACAAGAACATATGGATTTTGCATATCAGAATGGCGCTGATGCTTTAGCCTTGACAGATCATGGCAACATGAACGGGTTTTCATACCAGGTTCTTCATGCAAAGAAAATGAAAGAAGAGGGAAAGGATTTCAAACCAATTTTTGGAGTTGAAGCATACTTTGCACCCTCCATAAAAGAGTGGAAAAAAGAATATGAGAAAGCCAAGGCCGATAAAAAAACCTCACGGTCTCTGGGCTCTACAACAGATAAGGCTGAAAATGAGGATGAAAACGCTTCAAAACGTAAAGTAGACAATATTATTCGCCGCCGAAGACATTTAATTTTAATAGCTCTAAATCAAACTGGACTCAATAATATCTTCAAGATGGTCTCAACCTCGTTCCAGGGTGATGATTTCTATCGCTT